CCGTTTGCTATGCAAGTACCTCAATCCACAATCCCTGAAGGAATGTAAGAATGGCTGAATTTAAAGAAGACATGATGACGGACGATGATAAAGAGTTAGTCTCTTTTATCGTTGATCAGTGTAACACATGGCGAGATCACCGTGATGTCAACTACCTGGATAAGTGGGAAGAGTATGAGCGTTTGTTCCGTGGTATCTGGGATGCACTGGATAAGACACGAGAGTCTGAGCGTAGTCGCTTAGTTACTCCTGCGCTGCAGCAAGCCATTGAGTCCAAGCAAGCAGAGATATCTGAAGCAGTGTTTGGTCGTGGAGAGTTCTTCGATATTGTGGACGACAGGAATGATCAAGATCCTAGCGATGTAGCTCTGGTTCGTAAACAGATGCACGAGGACTTTAAGACTTCACGCATTAAGAAGTCACTCGATGACATCATCTTACTAGGTGAACTTTATGGTACTGGTATCGGTGAGATCCTAGTCAAAGAGAAGACAGTGATGTCTCCTGCTACTCAGGCTATTCCTGGTACTGGGATGGCAGCTATCGGTGTACAAGAGACAAAGCAGTTCATGATTGATCTGTATCCTGTCAATCCTCGTAACTTCCTTATCGAGCCTAACGCTCGTACAGTAGAAGATTCTCTTGGTGTTGCTATCGAAGAGTATGTCTCGTATCACTCTGTGGTTCGTAGCATGGCTGATGGTACATACCGTAAAGTAAACATTACTCCTAGCTATTCCAACATGGAGCTAGAGCCAGTACAAGAAGTAACCCATGAGCAGGATGATCGTATTCGTGTTACTCGTTACTACGGTTTAGTTCCTCGTGAGTACCTTGAGAATGTAGATAAGGAAGAAGGAACTGAAGTAGTAGACCTTTTCCCTGAAGGTTCTAAAGGTGAAGACTACCAAGACATGGTAGAGGCTATTGTTGTGATTGCGGATGACCAGTACTTGCTGAAGGCTGAAGCTTCTCCTTACATGATGAAGGATCGCCCTATTGTTGCTTATCAAGCTGACTCGATGCCAGGTCGTTTCTGGGGTCGTGGTACTGCTGAGAAGGGCTACAATATGCAGAAGGCTATTGATGCTCAGATTCGTAGCCACTTAGATTCCTTAGCTTTAACCACAGCACCTATGATGGCAATGGACGCTACAAGGCTTCCTCGTGGTGCTAAGTACGAAGTACGACCAGGTAAGAACATGCTGGTCAATGGAAACCCTAACGAGATCATGATGCCATTCAAATTTGGCACAACTGATCCAGCTAACTTCCAAACAGCACAGAACTTCCAGGGAATGCTCCAGCAAGCCACAGGAACACTCGATAGCACTGCTATGCCAGGCAAGGTAGCAGGTGGTGAAGCCAGTGGTGCAGGACTCTCTATGGCTCTCTCAGGGCTGATGAAGAAGAACAAGCGTACCTTGATCAACTTCCAAGAAGATTTCCTGATTCCGTTCATTACTAAGGCTGCGTATCGCTTCATGCAGTTCGATCCAGACCGTTATCCAGTACAAGACTTTACCTTTATCCCTGTTTCTACTATGGGAATGGTAGCTCGTGAGTACGAACAACAGCAGATGATGGGTTTAATGTCTACTTTAGGACAGTCTCCTATCACTCCTGTACTGCTACAGGGTATCATTCAGGGTTCTAGCATCTCTAATCGTGAAGATATCATCGCTAAGCTACAGGAAATGAGCCAACCAGACCCAATGCAGCAGCAGATGCAGCAGATTGCTATGGAAACAGCGATGGCTGAGCTACAGAAGACACAGGCTGAGGCAGCTAAAGCACAGGCAGAAGCAGCAAAAGCCCAAGCCCAGGCTCAAACAATCCCCGTAGACACCCAAATCAGGGCGATAGAGGCACAATCGAAGCAACAAGGTAGTGACCCCTTCTCTCAGGTTGAAAAGGTTGCTAACCTAGCTCTAAAGGAGCAGGATATCGCTTCTAATGAGCGCATCGCTATGCTACAAATGGCAGCACGAGGTTAAAAAAGTACTTGACTTTTGAGTAAAAGTATGGTATAATATTTACTATATCACAAATAATCTCCAAAGTCAAGGAAAAAGATTAAATGAATCGTGAATTACAGGATTACTACGAGAATAGATTTGCAATGATGTCGACTCAGGGTTGGAAAGACCTGGTAGAAGATGTCCAAGTAATGATAGATGCTACAGACCGCTTAGGCGGTATAGAAACAGAACAACAACTCCACTTCAAGAAGGGCGAACTGTCCATCATGAACTGGATTAAGACTTTAAGAGAGTCTAGTACAGAAGTCTATGAGCAACTTTCTGAAGAGGAAGATAATGCCTAGACGAATGTACGATTTTAAGTGTAACGATTCGCATATCACTGAGTCCTTCGTCGATGTTGACACAAAAGAAGTTCAGTGTAGCGTATGTGACGGGACTGCTACCCGTATCCTCACCCCACCGAGGATCTATTTAGATCCAATCAGTGGCGACCACCCTTCAGCTACATCGAAGTGGGCTAGACAGAGAGCTGAGAAGCTGGCTGTGGAGAGGAAAACAAATGCAAACCACGGCTCATAAGTGAACTCTTGATCACCGAGCTATTTTTAATTATCCTAAAATCGCATTGCGACAGGAGTATACATGGCTGCTAATTTTATCGAACTGCAAGAAGAGACTCAAGAAGAAGGTATCACCGACTTAGACCAAGGTCAAGATACAATCCCAGAAGCTGAACCAGCACAACCTGAAGAGATTGCTAAAGAACCTGATCTACCTGAGAAGTATCGTGGCAAATCTCTTGAAGAGGTTGTCCGCATGCACCAAGAATCTGAAAAGCTTATTGGTCGTCAGGCACAAGAAGTAGGTGAGAATCGTCGTTTACTTGATCAATTCATTAAGCAACAACTCGAATCTAAACAAGAAGCACCGCCAAGTAAAGCACAAGAGATTGATTATTTTGAAGATCCTGCAAAGGCAATTAATCAGGCAGTAGAGAATAATCCGATTCTAAAGCAGCTACAAGAACAACAAGCTTATCAAGCTCAGTTGGTTGCGAAGCAAACTATAGAGAAGGCTCATCCTGATTATTTAAGTGTAGCACAGTCTGACGATTTCGCAGCATGGATTCAGGGATCGAAAGTCAGGACACAACTCTTCGCTCAAGCCAGTAACTATGATGTAGATTCAGCTTTAGAACTTCTAGAAACTTACAAGTCTATTAGAGGTATACAAGCACAGAAGGCAGAAGCAACTAAAGCTGCTGATGAATCACTCAAGAAGACTGACGAAGAGAGTCGAGGCAAAGCACTTAAAGCTGCTTCCGTTCAACAAGGCGGTACAGGTGAATCAACAAAAAACATTTATCGTCGTGCAGACTTAATTCGCTTAAGAATGCAAGATCCGAGTCGTTATGAAAGTATGGCAGACGAGATTCTCGCTGCTTACGCAGAAGGACGAGTTCGGTAACTTTATTTTATAATTTTATTTAGGAGCATTAAAAATGGCAACAGCAACATACCCAGGTGGATCGGGATCGATCGTAGCAAAGACACAAGCAGATAAGTTTATTCCAGAAATTTGGAGTGACGAAGTAGTAGCTGCTTATAAGAAAAACTTGGTTCTCGCAAACCTCGTAAACAAGATGACCATGAAGGGCAAGAAAGGCGATGTACTTCACATTCCTAAGCCAACTCGTGGTGTAGCAACTGCTAAGGCAGCTAACACAGCTGTAACAATTCAAGCTGATACCGAAACTGAAGTAAACGTATCTATTGACCAGCACTTTGAGTACTCACGTTTCATTGAGGACATCGTTGAAGTTCAGGCTTTGGCATCACTCCGTCGCTTCTACACAGAAGATGCTGGCTATGCTTTGGCTAAGAAGATTGACGACACCTTGTTCCAATTAGGTAAGTCTTTCGGTAACGGTGACGCTTCTGACTGGACACACAGCACCAGCTATTACATCGACTCTTCTACTGGTTTAACTGCTTACGCAGAAGACACAGTTGTATCAGGCGACGTATT